GATACCTCTTATGCTCAGAAACTATTTGATTTAGTTTCTGTAGACAGATTTTTTTCTCATTCTGATGATATTATTGATGTGTTGCTTGATAATATAGGTTATCATCAATTGGTAGTCGATATTCTTAGACGTAAGGAATACCAATCTAATCAGTTTATACCTGTTGTCAAAAAGAAATTACATATTCGTGTTAAGGAGAGTGTTTTAAAATATGTAAATATGTTTTTGGATCTTGTACCTTCTTGGAAGACTGTTAAATCTTTTTTGATTGCAAATGCTTCTACTTTAATTAGTTTGCTGACTTTTGTGGTTAATTGTGGCTTATTCACTGTTTTTGTTAAATGGATCTATAATTGGTGGACTGGTAAGCCAGCACCTCAATCTTTTGGCTATAGTCAAAAGATGCGAGCTCAAAAGTCTAATAAGTTTGTACGCGATCCTAAAGCAATGCAAGCTTATATAGCAAATATTCAACCTCAATTTGGTGAGGATACTTCTGGTCTGGCTTTGATTGAGTCTATTGTTCGTCGTAATTGTTTTAAGTTCCAAACACTTACTGATTTGGGTAATTGGAATACCAATGGTTCTGTTACATTTTTAACAGGACGTATTGCGATTATGAATTATCATTTTTTGGAGAATATCTTTAATGGTATACAGCGAGATCCTTCTAGATTGGATCGTCCCATTCGTTTAAGTCATGGTAATGATAAGAATGATCCAGGGCTTTTATTTACTATTAAGGATATAATGGAAGGTTGTAGAGCAGGTGTTTTGATGCGTAAAGATATGATTTTGGTTGAATTTCCGAAACATATGCCTGAACGTAAGAATATTGTTAAACACTTTTGTCGTAGAGAGCAAATACCTTTGAATCAAGTTAATTTAGAAATTGTGTTGGCTAATGTTACCAACACTCAAGGTTTCTATTTTGGTAGGGGTTCAGCTTTTGGAGATCCTATTGGATTTACTGAAGAGCATGTTGGTGTACCTTATACAGTTGAAGAACTTTATAGTTATGAGTTGCCTACTAAACCTGGCGATTGTGGTTCTTTGATGGGAGTTCTTAATTCTTCACAGTATGAGAAGATTTTTGGTATTCATGTAGCTGGTCATACTCATTATGGCAGTGGTTTTTCTGCTGTAGTTACTCAAGAAGAGATTCTTGAGGATCTGGAACTATTTGAGCCTCAAGTAGTTAGTGAGGAACCTAACTTGTTAGTTCCTCAATCCAGTGATTTTGAGCGTCCTGTTCGTTTTGAAATTTTAGGTAGAACTGAGTTAGTTAAATCTCGAAACTTGGAAACTAGTATTGTTCCCACTCGTTTGTATAATTGTTTAGGGCCTAATGGTCTTAGTCCAGCGGCTTTAGCACCTTTTATGCAAGAGGGAACTTTAATAGATCCCTTGTTGAATGCTCAAATGAAATATTGTAAACCCGATATTTTGTTTGATCATGTTTTAGTTCGTAAATGTTGTAAAGATTATTTCGATTTTTGTGATTGGGCTGAGGTGTATAATGTCAATCGTGTTATTTATACTACTTATGAAGCTATTTATGGATTGGAATATGATGTTGATTTTGGCTCTATAAAATCTTCATCTTCCTCTGGTTGGCCTTGGAGTTGTGTTGGAGTTAAGGATATTAAGAAGGAATTGTTTAAATACGATCAAGATACTCCTGAATGGGAAGTTGCTTATGAGGATATTTATAAACGTGTTAACACTATTATTGAAAAAGCGAAGAATAATATTCGCATGTTTCATGTTAGTGTTGACAATTTGAAGGAAGAACTTAGAGAAGATGCAAAAGTTTTATCTGGTTCTACTCGTTTGTTTTCTGGTTGTGAAATTACTTATCTTATTGCTTTTAGGCAATATTTTGGTGCTTTCGCTTTATGGTATATGAAGAATAGAATTTCCAATGGTTCTGCTATTGGAGTTAATGCTTATTCTTCAGAATGGAATACTATTGCTA